TGTCATGCCGATCGGACCCGGCCTGGCTTGGCGGGTTTGTCGTGCGATTGTCGTATCCAGCCCACGCCGATGACTTCGACGCCATCGCTAACCAGTTGGAATTCAACGTTTTAAAAGTTGAACGGTTGCGAAAACGTGGGAGCTGCTACAGATTTGGCTTTAGTGCAAGAAATGCCAATTTTATAAGGCTTTCTTGCACTTTTGCCGGTTGCAAGACCGGTTGTCTGGCCCAATCGCCCCTCGCGCCAGCCTCGCCAACAAGTCCGCGGTCGCCTTGGGGCCCGGGCATTCCGCGCTCGCCCTTTTCGCCGCCCACGCCCGGCGGCCCGATCTCGCCGCACGGTCCCACATCGCCTCTGGCACCTTGCTCACCCTGCATCCCGCGCTCGCCCGGAGGCCCTGGCATCCCGTGCATGCCTTGCGGCCCGACCTCGCCGCGCTGTCCCGCGTCGCCTCTGGCTCCAGCCTCGCCCGTAAGCCCGCGCTCACCCTGAGGCCCCGGCAGGCCTCGTTCACCCTGCGCGCCGACGGGCCCAGCATCGCCGTGCGGTCCCCGCTCCCCAATCGGTCCCGGCGGTCCATTTGCTCCTGCAGCGCCGGTGAGACCGGGAGGGCCGATCTCGCCGCGGACACCGTCAACACCATCCATGCCGGGCGCGCCCGCAGGCCCTTGCGGACCGGGCGGCCCAGTCGCGCCGGCCTCACCAGCGGGGCCTGCTGGCCCGACAGGACCGGCGGCGCCGGCCTCGCCCTGAAGGCCGCACTCACCGCGCTCACCGCGCTGGCCGGGCTGGCCAGGAAGGCCGCGGACGCCCTGACCGGGATCACCCTGCGGCCCCGGCAGGCCGGGCATCCCGCGCTCGCCCGCGGGCCCTTGCGGCCCGGGCGGACCGATCGCACCGGGTGGGCCGCTTGCACCGATTGGTCCGGGCTCGCCTTGCAAGCCATCATCGCCCGCCTCACCCGCGGGCCCTTGCGGTCCTTCGTCGCCGTCCTTGAGTGCCGCAAGCCGCACGTCGATCAACGAGCGCAACTCGGCGAGCTGCGTTATTTGCTCCGCACGCAACTCGGCGACGGCTTGCGCCGCTTGCGCGGCGATCAGCGCACGCTCGCGCGACCACACGTGTTGTTGCTCAGCGACGACTTCCGCCAGCAAGATCTGCAGGCTTTCAGTTAAAATGCCGCTGTCTGCTGATGGCTCGGGCTCTTCGACTAATCGCACGTGCTGCTCGTTGTGCATCGCCATTGACCTGCGGCTTGGGTTTCGGCGGCGGCTGCGCGCTCACTGGCGGCGCGCTCGGCGGCGCATGTGGCGCGGGCGGCGCCTGCGGCGCGACTTGGCCAGCAAATTCTAATGGGACGACTTGTTGTTGAACTCTAGGCGAATCGCCGTAGGGAACGCGATCAAGTCCTTCTTTTTCTCTGGCCTCGTTAGGCGCGTAGATTCCGCCTTGGACTCCTCTGGCAAGAGCCTCGATCCGATCTTTGTTTTCTGATCGCAGAAGTGCCCCAGTGTCGAATTCCACATACTCGTCGGGGACGCCATCGAGCCCGAAGAAAACGCCGATTCCTTCCTCGATGTGATTGAGTGCGAAGCCAAGGCCGGTCGCGATCCAGCTCTGCATCAACAATTCGGTCGAGCGGAACGAATGCTCACCGATGCCGAGGATTTGCATCGGTACGCGATAGGCAATCGCGACGTGGTCCGTGGACATTTTCAGCATCTCGGCGACTTGCGAATCTTTCGCCGGCATGCCCCACGGCAGCACTTTCAGACCCGCGGTGAGGATCGGCGTCTTACCGATGCCGAGATTGGAGCTTTGCTCGTCCCAGCGATCGCGCAGCTGCTGGACTTGGTCCTTGTCCATAACGAGATCGGTCGAGAGCACCGCCGATGGGCGCGCTTGGTTGCCGTAGAATTGCAGTTGCTGCTGCATGATAGTTTCGTAGATTGCCAGATCGTTGACGGCGGCGAGCAGCGGCGGCTCACCAAACAAAGGATAAGGGTGGCGGGCCGGATTCGGGTTCATCCGGATATGCAACACATCGCGTTGCGGCGCGATGATCTGCTGCCCCATGATTGGATTAAGGGCCTGATTCCCGGCGAGCCGATAAAAGATATTTGCTTGCGCGTCTGGCTCGGTTCCTTCGTAGATCACCTGAGGCCGCGACATCCGCGAATTGAACAGATGCAGCTCCACGACTTCGAAACGGTTGTTTCTGATCGCCAGCGCGTAGGCATTCCCTTCCAGATAAAGCCAGCGCGTCAGCATCAACATGAAATCAGAGATCGATTGGTACCCGTTCGGCTTGCGCAGCAATCGCGACAGCGCTGAGTTCGTGACGCGGGTGCGGCCGCCGCGAAGGTTGCGGCGCCAGTGGTCGCCGGGCAGCATCGCGATCGTTTGCGCATAGGCGGACACGCACGCCTCGACGATCGCCGTGTGAGAGTCCATGCCTTCCGGTCTGTGGCCGAGTTGCCAGAAATTTAGGTACTTCCCGACGTCAGCCGACAGCCAGCCGCCGCTCACTGGCAGATAATAGGGCCCCGGCCGATACGCGCCCTCGGCAGCGCGGAACAGCGCGGCGATCGGGCGAACGGCCGCGGCCAACATCTCGCGTGGCGTCATTGGCTTTTGTGCTTTTGTCGAGATTAGTCTGATGTCGCCGGTTAGGCGGCAGAGAGCCCGGCCGCATTAGATATCCGTGGCGAATGTGCTGGGCTCTCCACTTTTTCTTCAAGCAGCGCGGGTCTGATAGCCGGGCTTTTTCGTCTCGGCCTCCATCTGCCGCGTTTGAGCTTCGACCGGACTGCCATCGGGCTTCTTCTCGACCGGCTGACCCATCGCAGCGGCGTCGTTCTCCGCTTGCGTGGGAGTGGGCATCCATTTTTCTCGCTCTTTGTTCTCGGCGAGAATCTTTTCTTTCTGCGCGTTGCTTTTGGCCAAATCGGCCTGCGCTCTTGCTGCGGCCGGATCCGGCGCTTTTGCTGCGGCGGGTTGGTCGGTCATGACTGCTGTCTCCTTGTGGTCGGCCGCGACGGCGGACGCGCCGCGGATTCTGTTTCAGGTTGTTCAGCGGCGGTGTCCGCCTCGAGTGCTGCCGTCGCGGTGACGGTGAATTGCAGCGTGTTGCTGAATCCGCCGGTATCCTCGACTCTGACTTGGAGGATGCCGGGCGAGTTGCCGGCTTGCGCCGCGGTGATCGAGCAACTCAGTTGCGTGGCCGACGTGTACGTCGTGGGGATGAAGTTGCCGCTGACTTTTATCTTCGCGGCGTTGGTGAAGTTAGCGCCGTGCACGATGACGGCGAACGGTGCGCTTGGCAGCGCGCCGGTATTTGGTGTGAGCGACGAGATGGTAGGAGCGCCCGGCGCCGCCGGGAGCGCCGGATTGTTCGAATGAGGATCGATCGGGCTGCCGTCATAGTCTTTGATCGGCGGCGGATGACCCGTCGCCGCCAGATCGTTTTCAGCTTGAGTTGGTGTCGGCATAAAGGTTTCAGGCATCTGGACACCTTTGTTGTTTAGCTATGCGTCACCCGCATGCGGCCACAAAAAAGCCGCCGGTGATGACGCATAGCTCCGCGGTCGCTACCAAGTAACGCCGTTGATCACCGCCACGATCGGGCGACGCATGAGGTAGTTCAACGGCCAGATCATGCGCAGGCCGAGGCTGTCTGTTTGCCAGAGCGAACGCACCGGCGCAGCAGGCGTGCCACCATCAACAATGGGCAGCGGCGTCGTGTCGTCGAGGTGCAGCACAGCCTGATCTGAGATCTCGAACCTAGGCGCCTCACCACCAACTGTCACGAAGTCAGCAGCGTCGACCATGCCAACAGTCCCGACCGGCACCGTGCCGCTGTCGATCACCGGGAAGCCGAGCAGATTGCCGGCCTGGATTTCGTCGCGGAACGGGAAAGCACCGAGCGGATTCGGTGTCAGCTTGATGCTGTTCACCTGTGTCATGTTCATCAGCCACACCGGCATTCTGATATGGCCTTGCGTCAACTGCAGGATCGCTGCCGTCAACGCTTTCATGTCGGCAACGAGTGCCGTGAAGCCGCCACCGGTCGCCGGCGTGATCGGCGTGATGCCGTTGAACAAGCCGGCGGGCCGCACGGCGGTCGCCGGATTGGTATCGAGCAACACCGAGTCCAAAGAAACAGCGGTGTCTTCTTGCACTGCTTGGCGCAGCAAACCTTCGATCGCGGGGATGCTGTGTTCATCCATTTCCCTGGTGTATACGGTGATGATCCCGAGTTTTTTTGGAACCAGGGTCTGCGAGGTGAACTGACCCTGTCTCACCGGAATCGGTTGGCCCTCACCAACAAATGAACCCGCGATCGTCGGCGTGCGATTACGAGTCGGAATGATGATGCGGCCAGCGCGACCAAATGACAGCGCCAAACCTTTCGCCGCCAATCTGGGATATACCGAATTGGGCATCAGGAGCGCCATGAAATCGGCGTAGATCGTCTGCGCCAATTCCTGAGCCCACCCAGCCACCGTAGTCATCGCCGGCGCCGACGCCGTTTTCTCGATGTAGTCGACGAAGGCCTTGGTCGCCTCGTCCTTCGGATAGATGACCGCCCGCGCGTCCGACATCGACTTGTGATAGCGGTGCGCGAACATCAGACAGACGGCACTGCGAATGACATGCTCGTGCGGCGGCACGACTTTCTTCGCCGGCGGCAGACCAAACAGATGCCGAACGTTGATGCTGCCGTCGACTTCGCGACGGGTCACGACGGCCGTCGGCGGATCGCCGCCGTTGCCGCCCCGATCGCCGCCGCCGCCGTCGTCGCTGGCGGCTCGGGTTGCCAAGCTCTTCTCGGCCTCTTTGAGCGAAGCAAGCGTTTCGTCGCCGCGCTTGATCTGCTCGTTCAACTCGTTGATGCCGGCGATCTGCGCTTCGGTCGGGTTAGTGTCGTCGACCTCTTTCAGAAGCTCGGCAAGTTTGTCCCGCTTCGCCAACTGGTGGTTCTGCAGGTCAACAATTCGCTGCGATAGCGACATTTGCGTTGACTTTCCATTGGGTGATGTCTGGCGGGCTCGCCGGTGAAGCCGCGATGCGCGCTCTGTTCTGGTCCTATCAGCGCCGGGCTCGGCAAAGACCATATCGAGCGTGTCCGCGGAAACTCTGAGACTTTTGGCGATCGCCAGCGCGTTCGGGTTGGCCGGAACGCTGACTAGCGATGTCTCGATCAGTTCTTGTTTGGTGAAGTGTTCGCCGAGATAGTGACCCTCGGCGCTCTTGCGTGGCTGCGTATCGAGGGCGCGGAAGCCGACCGACACGGCGCGCAGGATGCCGGCGTCGATCAGCCTGCGAATTTCGTCGATGCGCGGCGAGGTGCCTTCCGGCGCCGGGTTCAACTTACCTTTCAGCGCACCGTCTTCGACGCGCAGATTCGACCACGTGCCGATCGGCCAATCAGCGCGGTGATTAAACAGGGCTATGGGATTTTTCCTAAAATCTTTGATGTCCCAGCCCCCGGCTGACACGATGTCACCTAGACGATCCACGCTTTCGTCCGAAAGCACGAATTCCATGCCATGGACTTCAGCAGCGTGGGTCTTGAACGTGGTCATGCCAGCGGCCGAGCGCTGCACGTTCGCAGGCGCCTTGCGATTATCCCAAGCCATTTGGCAGCGATCCTCCGCGTCGTCGTCGTTGAGATTCTCGTTGGCGTCCATCAGTGCGTCGACGCAGCGGTCCATGAAATCGTTTTCGGTCTCGCCGTCGTCGGGATCGGGCACTTCGATGTTGTCGTCATCGCCGTTCTTGCCGGTCGTGCCGGTTTTCGCCGGCGGCTTGGCTGCGCCAGGATGGGCCTCGCGCCAAGCTCCGAGGCAGATCGCGACGTTCTGGTCGTTGGTGCGATCCTCGTTTTTGGAGGCCTCATGCATACAGCGCTCCATAAACGCCGATTGCTCTTCGTCCTTTTTCGGTTTCGGAATCGGCATGGCTTGGGACTCCTTCGGCGCGCGCGCCCCTTCGAGGTCGAGGCGCTCGATGATCAGATCGGCGAGGATTTGCCCCGCGCTCTTCGACTCGCTGGCCGGCTTGTGGCCTTTGCCGCCGGTGAACTTTTCTGCTTCGTGCAGCAGCTTGGTGATCGAGATGTTGACCCGGCGCACATCCATTTTGGTGTGCTCGTCGAGCTTGTTGTCGGCGGCATCGAGCCCGACCTTCGCTGCCCATGCGTGATGCCCGTCGAGGATGTAGTCGTCCTTGGAAACGATGATCGGCTTCACCTTGCCGTCGTTGGCGATGATCTTATCGGCGCCGGCGGCGACCTTGACGCCGTTGAGTTCGTTCTGCGTGGCGCGCAGATGCGAGGCGTGGACCTTGTCCTTCTCGATCTTGTAGCCCTGCTCTTTCAGATATTTCTGAAAGTCTTTTGTTTGCTGCTTGTCGAGCTGCGGCATCTCCACGCGCGGGATGCCCTTGGTGTCGGCGCAGAACAGGTTGGTGCCGCTGACCGTGACGTTGCACAGATTAAGGTTCGGCGCTTCCTTGCCCTTAGCAATCATCGCCTTGGCTTCGTCGCCGAGCCGATGCAGCAGGATCGAAACCTTGCGCGGCTGATCAAGCTCGACTTTGCGATTCTCGTGCAGCGCGCGCTGCGCGTCGTAGACCGATGTCGTGTGGATCACGCCGTCCTTGACGAACGCTGACGCCGAGTAGCCGGGCCCCGGATGGTCCTTGCCGCCGCCTTCCGGCTTGTCCTTGCCGCCGCCGCCGCCGCCATCGCCACCGCCGTCAGTCCATTTGCCCTCTTCATCCCGCGGCTCGTCGGGATCGAAGGCCCGCCCCAGGAGTCGAATAGACTCCGCGCGGGCGCGCTGCCATGCGCTCATCTGTTTGCTGCCTTTGCGCTTGGCTTTTTGCTCGGCGAGATAGCGCTCGCGATTTTTCTTGCGCGCCGCTTCGTGCTTGTTGAAATAGCGCTGCGACGGGTCAAGCCAATGCGGCAGTTTCTGATCCAACTCCATCTGCAAGATGTCGACGTGGATCGGCTCGACCTCGAGCGGCGGCTCTACGCTGCTTGTTGCAGCGGGATGTACTCGAACGGCGGCGCGGTCTCTTTCCATGCGTCCCAACCCTTCCAGGCCGTGCCAGCAACAACGACCTCCCGCTCATTCTGCATGTTGATGCCGTAAGCCGGGACCGAGATCGCCGCGGTGCGCGGCACTTCGGCGCGCAGCACGATACGATTGCGGGCGGGCTTCCAATCATTCGACACTGCCGGGTTTATGCTGGTCGAGGCCGCACCGTTACGGTCGACTTGCAATGCGGGCAAGAATTTATAGCCCTCGACTTCCTTGGCGCTTTGCATCGCCCGCAGCTCAAACAGCTTGTCGATCTTCTCTTTGTCCAGTTCGATGCCGCGATATAGCTTCAGATTGTGAATGCCTGCCTTGTCGAGCAGATACTGCGTCGTTTCCCACTTAGCGCGCACATAGGCTTTGACGCCCGCGTAACCGCCGATTTCCTTGTAGGACAGATCGGCATATTGGCGCGTTCCGGCCGGGTCCAGATCGACCGCCGTCTTTTCCAGCAACCGGCCGCCGAGTTCGTCCGCCGTTGCGATCTGCAGCAGCCTGCCAGATTGACCAGTCGAGCTTTGTTTCCAACCGCGCCACAGCCGAGCGTCAATATCCTCCAGCGTCCCTTTGCTCGGCACCGGCAGACCGCGCGCCTTAAGCACCTCGGCGGTGCGCTCGATCGAGAGCACACGGGCCAAGGCTTGCGTGCGCTTGTAATCGACGTCGTCCGAATCTCCCTCGTTCAATGGATCAAAATGCTTCGGCAGCGCATCAACCGTGAAGGCTTGCGGCTCCGAGCCGCTGCCCTCGGTGCTTGCTTCTTCGACGATGTCGGTGTTGTTCTTGACCCACTTGAACTTTTCCTTGTCGCTCATATTCGAGTCCCAGTCTTCCCCGACAAATTCCTGGGCGCTTTCGTTGAGATACTCAGGCGGGTCCATGCTCCCTTGCTTATCGTCACCTTCCTTGTCGAAGGCCTTGTTGATCGCCTTCTCGAGGCCGTCGCGCATGTCCTGGGTTAACTGCTCTTCCGGCTTCGACGGTTCGATGCCGGGCAACGTGCCTTGTCCTGGCGGCGGCAGATTGCTGGGTTCCTGCAATTCCTTGTCGTCAAAATCGATGTCTAGCTTGCCAGCGCCTGAATAGCCGGCGTTGTACTCGAGATGCAGCGCATTGATCAGTTGCTCGTTGGTGAAAGGGATGCGCTCATCCGATTCGTCGCGATAGCCGGTGATCGCCTCGTTGGCCCAATCGGTATTCTTGCCTTCGTTGAACTCCCACGCAATTGCGCTCTTGGCATCATCCAGCGCGTCGCCGTTGTCGTACCAGTTGTCGACTTCGCTCTGCATGTAGCTTTCGAGATTTTGGCTGACGTATTTTTCCTTGGCTTCCTCTTGCTGGACGTTGCTCAGCATGTCCCATTCTTCCGGCACGAACGGCGGCTCATAGTCTTCGTCGTCTTCGCTCGGCGGCGTTTCCACGGTCTTGCCGGTCGCTTGCTCGGCGAGCTTGTCGAGCGCTGGCTTCGCCTCGCTCTGGTATTCGCGCTCGAGCCGCCGCGCCGTCGCCTTGTTCCATTCGTCACCGCCGACTTGGATGACGGCTGGCTCCAGCTTGGGCTCCGCTGGCGCGGCCGGCGCGGCCTCGGCGCTGCCCGATCCGCTGCCGCCGCTGGTCCACTTGCCGGACTCATCGCGCGGCTCATCCGGCGGGCCGGCGCGCAGCAGCAATCGCTCGGCCTCGGCGCGCGCGCGCGCCCACGCGTCCGCTCGAAGCATTTGCGGTAAGCTTTCGGTTAGACGCTGAAGGGATCGAAGCCGCGTTCGCCTATTCTGTCTTGAGGACCAGCTCGCCGTTGCGTTCCTCGAACAGCGACCAATCCTGCAGCTCCTCGGGCAACTGCGCTTCCAGTTCGACGGTCCAGGGCGGCAGGGGCTTGCCCCAATTCATGTTGATGTAGCTCTCGCGAGTCACCGGCACGCCCGC